CTGCGTTAGTTCCATCGGCTAAAGGTAAAGTAGCATCCGTTCCTGTGTCGCTTGTTACTGTTCCATCTGTTGGGGATGGTGTGTAAGATAAGTTTGTTGCACCTGCTGAAATAGTAATCTCTCCATTTTCGTCTGCAACACCTCCGTTGATTTTAGTTATAAAAGTATCGTTTGAAGCAGGGATTAATGGGTAAGTAGTTCCAGTACCTAAAACGTTTCTTTTTAAATGTACTTGGTCTCCTGTACTAGCATCGTAAAGTATTAATGGATTATTTGTACCAATAGAAATATAGTTATATTCAACATCTAAAGCATTATAAACTATTTGTCCTACTCCTATAACATCATTTAAACCAGTTGTTGCCACTCGATATCCAGTCACGTAATCTGACCATATATAAACTCTAAATACATTAGCTGACATTTCCTCTTGTGAAATATAAATATATCCCTCTTGTCCTACTGCTGGAAAATCTGCCTCTGTTGGGAAAACTAAAATCTCTTTATTACTTTGCAATCCCCAAACCGCACTTCCTGTCGTTGCATCCGTACAAACGTAAATATCGCCATTGTCTAAAATCCAACGTGTATCTACGACAAACCCTTTTGTATTATCATCTGTAACTGTTGGAGTAACTGCGAAATTGTGCGATACTTCACGAATAGTTGTGCCTCCATCGTTCATTATGTAAAGTCTACCTGCTTCCCACTTATGCTCGTAACCAACTGCACAAATTTGCGAGATACCTTTTGCGCCTCCGTTACCTGCATCGATTGTACCTTTTTTAAGCATTGAACCGTTGTCGAGTATAACAGCATCGCCATCACTTATATTAATATCAAAACCTCCTGTTATATCTCCATTGTCAAGCGTTTGCGAAAGAGTTTGAGAGCTTCCAGTTCCTAAATTTATAATAGGGTTTAAAGGATCGGTGTTATCAACTGCCGAACCTGTTACAGTTTGCACCGTTCCGCTTAATGGAGCAATAGGTATTTCAACAGCTAATTCCCAATGGTCTGACAATGACATTACAGCGTTTAAATTCTCGGTACAAATAACATCGGGATAGCCGTTAATGTTTAAAAATGTTCCTGCGCCACATAAAAAGAAACTAGGATCCGTTGGAACATCGGGTAACTGTTGCCCATCCGTTACGGACAAAGCTAAATAACCAACTCCACCACTTACACCAACAGCAGTAGCAACCAAATCTACTAACTCTTGAATAGTCGAAGATTTTAATTCTGTGCCTACGGTATGCGGAAATAAACTATCAAAAGTTAACGCCTCATCAGCTAATTGGTCAACTCTAATAGTTGTAATTAATTCGGGATTTATTGCCATATTGTTATAATTTCATACATTTTAATAATACTATCGAAGGCTGTATTTTGTTTACTTTTGTCGGTGTTGTTTGTCCTATTACATTTGAATAGGTTTTACTTGCAGGTGTTCCTGAACCCGAAGCCACAACATAATTATAAGGACTGCCTCCACCTCCTGCATTTGAAACAGGTAACGTTATATCGAGTTTAGGAATATTGTCAGAAATTAAAGCAACCTCTTTGCTTCCTGTAAAAGCACCAATAACATTGTAATTAGCACCGTAACCAATAGAAACTAATCCATCCATCGGGGGTGTTCCGTTTTGACCGTTGCAAATCGCTAAACCTTCACAAATGCCACTTCCTAAACCTGTAACATCGAAATTGTCATCAATGTAAGTTTGGTTAACCCATAAATCAATAATTTGAAATTGACGAGTACCAATGTTTATGTTTGCCCAATCTAATAAGTCTTGACCTGTTATTTTGTATAAATCAGTACCGTTTTCAATAGCAATTTTTGAGGTTGTACTTATTGCATCTGTTGGTAATTCGCCAACTCGGATTGTCGTTATTTCTGCTGGGTTTATTGCCATTATTCTTTTGTTTTAATTATAAAGTTTGCATCTTCATTCGTTACTAAAATCACATTTGGATCTCCATCATTCAAAACAAAATCACCAACCGTTCTAGTTAATGGAATACCGTAACCAACCATTGAACCGCTAAAAGTTAAAAAGTCATCAACTGCGGAAGCTTCTGACAATTCATTTATATAGCATTTACCATAGTCAACGGTAGGAAACAACTCCCCTTGTATTTTCCAATCTAAAAGCAATTTTGAACGCTTTAAAATCTTTAATTTGTCATAACTCGCTGCTGTAAATGTTCCACCTGCTACAACCGTATTAATTTGCAAACCCTCAAAACTGATGTTGTAATTCTGCATTGCAGGGCGTGAAGTTGCCCATCCATCGTTATCCCTTGTGGTGGTTTGTAACATTTCCGCACTTTCTGAAAGGGAGTTACTTGTTAAACAACCAATAGGCAACCAGTTACCTTGTTGTTTAATATAAAGTATTCTATCGTTGCCGTTGTAGTATTCCATAAGTAGTGATTGTCACTACAAATATATAAAAAATATCCATTATTTAGAATGAATCTAAATAATTTTTATATCTTTGATAAAACTTTTTATAGTAATGACGAAAAACAGATTTCAAGTAGCGTGGGATGCCTTCAAAAATCCTGCTGCAAATCAAAAAAATTTATTCAACGAAAGCATTTATAAAATGGTAGGAGGTTATACTTCTACTTATAACGCTGATTTAGAAACTTTAATTACAAAAGGATATGGAGAAAATCCCGATGTAAATGCGATTGTAAACCAACAAGCTTCCAAGACTACTGCCGTTCCTTATTGCATTAAAAAGATTGACGATGCACAAGCCTATAAAAAGCTAAAACAGTTTCCAAACAACCCAACGTTTCAACAAAAGTTATCCATTAACAAGTTGAAGAAAAAAGCGTTTGAAACGGATAGCGAAATGCCGATGCCGATTGAAAGACCAAACCCAAATCAAAAGTGGAATGATATCTTTTTCCTTTACAAAGTATATTTAAAAGTTTGTGGTAATGTTTATTTATATAAACAAACTGTATCGGAAGGAATGAACGCAGGAAAGCCGTTGCAACTCTATATCTTACCTAGCCATTGGATGCAAATTGTATTAAAACCAAACGCATCGTTAATGAGTCTTGAAAATCCTATTGATTACTATATTATGCAACAAGGTAATAGCCTTGTAAGGTTTGAAGCTGATAGCATTATTCACATTAAACGTTCCAATCCTTTTTATAATAATAGCGGTTCGCACTTATATGGTTTTAGCGAATTAATGGCAGCTATAAGAAACATAAACAGTTCTAACAACGCAATAGACAATAACACCAAAACGATGCTTAATAGTGGCGTTTATGGATTTATTCACGCAGGTGATGGAGCAACACCTTTAACGGCTGAACAAGGGCAAAGTTTAAAGGATCGTTTAGTTGATATGGATAACGATACTACTAGACTTTCAAACATTGCAGGAGCATCGGCAAAACTTGGGTTTACTAGAATATCACTAACAACCGATGAACTTAAACCGTTTGATTATTTAAGTTATGACCGCAGAACTTTAGCGAATTGCCTTAACTGGAATGTTGACCTTCTTAATGAAGAAAGAGGCGTTTCGGGGGGTTTTGGTGTTGATACAATGATTGAAGCACGTAAAAGGGTAGTAGTGGATAACATCAAACCCGATTTAGATTTGTTAGCGGAATATTTAAACCCTGAATTTATACAGAAATTCAAAGGTTATGAGAATACCGAAATCGATTGGGATATTTCAGAACTTCCCGAAATGCAAACGGATATGAAAGTAATGTCGGAATGGATTAACGCAGTTCCTTTGACATTAAACGAAAGAAGGGAAGTATTCAACTATGAAGAAATCGATGACGATATGATGAACGAGGTTTATATCCCTAATAATTTAGTCAACTTAAACGATCCAAATCTTAACACTTTAATGGATGGACAAACTACGGTATAGACAAGAAGTCCAAGCGTATCGAATTGTAAGAAGGAACATTATTAAAATCATTGACGCCATTCCTTTTAATAATTTATCGAAAGGCACTTATGAAGCGTTAATAAATGCCAATATAAGCGAAAGCCAAATCAAAGAAATGTACAAAGAGATTTATACAACTTTAGGTAAACCGCAATATAAACGCATTGAAAAAAGCATCAAAAAAACTGAAATAGATTTTGAAACTATTATAGCGAATTGGCTTAACTCAAATATGGGTTTTCGAATTGTATCAGTACATCAAACTTTAATTGATGCAATCGTTTCAGTAATTGCAAAAGGATATGAAGATAATTTAAGCGTTGCCGATATAACTAGAAACTTGCAAAGGTCATTCGGATGGTATAAAGCACAAGCTTTAAGAATTGCACGAACTGAAACCACAACCGCAACGAACTTCGCTACTACTTTAGCAGCACAAAACTCAAATTTAGTACTAGAAAAAACTTGGATAAGTGTTCAAGATAATAGAACACGCAGACCACCGCACTCTGTTTATGACCATTTGGATATGAATGGCGTAAAAGTTGATGAAAATAAACCCTTCTTTGTAAGCGGTGAAGAATTACTTTATCCCGGTGATCCCGAAGCAAAGGCAGGAAATGTAATTAACTGCCGATGCAAAGTTGTCTTTACTGTTAAAGAAGATGAATTTGGCTTACCTATTAGAAAACCTAACCTTTAATAGTTGGCTTAATTGTGCTATTACCATAGTCAGGTGAAACGGTATATTCAATATCCCCTAAATCGCTGTTATAAAACTCCAATAATTTAATGCTATCTGATGTGTTAGTTTTAGGATTGTAGTTGTATTCTATTGGCATAAATAAGCCGTTTACGTTATCAATAGTAATTACTGACATATATGGCAACTCGCCAAAGACTGAACCCGAAAACGCTTTTATAGGGCTTGACTGAATCCGTAAATCGTCCATTGCACTAATACCCAATAACGGTAAAGTTTCAAACTTATTTTTTCTACTCCAAACGCTTGTTGGTGTTTCTAAATCGTCTTTGTAAATACTGCCAATTAATATTTCACTACCATCACCATTAAATACCTTTTGATTTTCTTTAGTTATTGAACTAGGAGGCAAGGCTCTTGTAACGGTATGAAACTCTCCAACTATGCCATTCTTTTGTAATTCATTATCTAAAATTTGAATGTAGTTAATTCCTGCGGTTATTTGGCTACTTCCCAAAGTCAATCTTACTTCACGAATTGTAATAGTCATATCGCAATTATTAGGAACTGGAGGCATCAATAATTCATAACTTAAAGAAGTTTCAACGTTATATCTTGCTTTTGTTCTAACTCTAATAAAACTATCAGTTAAAGACCATTGGTTTGCACCGTTTAAGAAATAACCATCCGAAGTGGTTATTTTTATAATAAATTGTACATCAGTACCAACATAAAAACCCCCTGTTTGTCGTGTTGTTACTTGCGTTTTAAATGTAAGAATTGAATTAGAATAGGCAGCGAAAGTATTTGAAGTTAAAACACTTATTGCGCCTGATCCTTCTTTTACTATCATTTTCAATCCCGATAAACTTAAAGCATCATTAACAATAATAATGTTTGCAGTTGGTAAACTTGGGTTTGTAGTCCAATCGGTAAAAACCATTTCTTCGTTATGGTTTAAGTTAGGATTATTTACAAACCCATCCAAAAAACCATATTGATAATTTAAACGATAAGCACTAATTGCGCCCTTAACTTCTATTTGTTGATTTGCATCACAATGGTGAGGGTAAAAGTTATTTACTTGACTGCCTAAAACAGCGTTTAAATTGTACAAAGCACTTGTATCAGTAGTTTGGTTTATAAATTCCGTATAACCGTTTAAAACAAGGTCGTTTGGTCTGTATATCCACCATTTACCATTTTGTTGTGTAATTACTCCCGAAAATAGGTTTAACATTGAAGTTAATACTTCATTACAATCCATTATAACAGTATCGTTTTGGTTTTTTATAAATCTATCGGCACTAACAAAAACATCCTTTAAAATATTATTTCCTGCATAGCCTACATATTCAACAGTTATACTTGTATAAATATCCATTGCTAAAAGTGTTCTGTCCAAACAACCTTTTATAACATCGTAAATAGACATCATTCCTGTAAAAGTTAATCCATTACCTTGCACAAAAGATAAGTCCTTTAATGCTCCTAAAACATCGTTACTTTCAATATTAATATACCATTCGTCATTAACATAGCTTTGCTGTATTCCATCGGGTTTTATATATCCTTTAAAAATACTTTGTCCATTTTTTAATAACTCGGTTTTATAAGTGAACTCATCTTCAAGTAAAAACTCATCAAAGGTTAGGTCTTGGTTTGCTTCCAAAGATATTTCTAAAGCTGTGCCTCGTATCGGTGTTAAAATAGAATCTACTGTTGATTTTTTAATTACAAAAGTGCCAAATATTTCGGATGAACTTCCAACGTAATTACTTTTATAAATGTTCAGAACGTAATTATCAAATATCAAATAGTACTTTAAGTTTTCCCCTGTTGGTTCTACTGTTGATTGTGTTATTGTAATACTATCATTAACATCACTATCCACATTTACTGTGGCATCTGCTTGTATTAAAACCTCAATAGTGCTATCAACTAAACTATAGCTGATTAATTCATTAACGTAGTTTTCACGCAAAAAACTTAACGTTATTTGTAGCGTTTCATCTAAAGTAGTTCCTATTGCAACCTCGTAATAATTAGCGGGTGTATCACCGTTAGGAATAAAATTAACTTTACACTCGTTATAACCGTTACTGTAATAAATATCAAAGCCACTAACTTGAATAGTGTATAAAAAACCTTGCCCTGTTGTTATCGGCTGTGCGTTAAAATCTATTATTATTTTTTTTGCCATTATAAACCTATTGCGCCTCCTAAACGTTTATTTGCGTTAATCGTATTACTCAAAACTCCTATTAATTTTTGCCCTGCAATTTCAAATACTACCGTGCCACCTCCATCACCTCGTGAACTAAAACCGCTACTTGTAAAACTACTATTACTTGCACCTGAACCCGAAGAATTAGAAGCACCGCCTCCGCCTCCCATACCACCTCCTATACTGCTAGATTTAGCACTAAAGAAAGAACCTAAAGCGATTAACGCTACACCTGCTCCAATAGCAACCGCAGGATTTAATGATTTCAAAGCTGTTTTTATTCCTAATAATCCAACACCAACTGCAATAGCCATTTTCCCCATTTCTGTTAAAACAGTACCTAAAGAACTTAAAAGACTTGCTCCTGCTGCTTTTAATACATTGCCACCAGTAGCTAAAGCATTTCCTATTGCACTTCCTAAATTCGCAAAAGTAGAAGCTATTGAATCGCTAATTATTGCACTGGCAGCATCGTTAAATTCTTGCAATGCTATAAGCATTTCG